CTTGATTAGATCAACCTCAAGACTTTGTGTGTGATCAATCAAATCTTTTAAATAATTTTTCATTTTTTTCCTTTGTAAAAGTTGTATACTACTATTTAGGTAGTGTTGTTGTGTATTATATTGGTTTATATTGCGAAAGTCAAATTCAATTTAACCAAATGAAAATAAATCATTGAACATTGATTTAATATTTGTGCTACTTCTGATGTCCCAGTTTAACACTCCTAATAAATTATCAATCTTTTCATCAACTAATGTTGTCTCCATTGCGTCATCATCGAATGGTAATTCCTTGAACCAATTAGGCAATCGTAGTTCATCTGTGGGATAGGCGATACTAGTAAAGTTCAATGCATTAGGTTTGAGTTTACATACAATAATTTTCATACCATCTACGATCTGTTGGCTATATTGATCATTGTATACTCTACGCAAGTAATTCCAATTGATTGCTGCTCGTGCGTGACCAACGCCGCACTTACCAGTCTTCTCAAATTTGATAGTATGATTAGTTAAGTTGTTAACACTCTTAGGACTACCTTTAGTCCAGGGATCCTGTGCAACCATAACACGCTTGAACTCCTTAACACGCTCAATGATATCATCACGACCCTTACCCTGTTGAAGAACCATTTCAAGCACATCCATCAAGAACTCTTGTACATATTTAGGAGTATCAGCACGCTTCAAGTCAAGACCCATAGCCTTGATATCTCCCATCTTACCTTCTTTATCTTTACGCTTACCTTCTTTATCAAAGATATTGATAGCATAACGCTTCTTTGTAATAAAGATACTACGGTCACCGATCAATTCACGACCAGCTTTGATGATCTCACCGTTCTTACGAGGTGCGTGAAATGCTTTCTCTAAGAATGCTGGAAAACTATCGTTAGCCTGATCAGCAATACCATCATACAAGCCGATGCAAGTTTCTTTGTTCCACTCTAGTTCACCATTATCTATTTGTTGTTTGATAATAGGATATGCCGTGAAGTAACAACTATCAGTATCACCATATACAATTGCATTGCCTTCGTGCGAATATACACCTTCAACTGTTTCATTGATGTTGCTCATCATATGACGAACAATTTGACGACCACTTAGTGTAACACTTTGACCGATACGCTTGTCATAGAATCTGCAATGCTCATTCAATAGTGCGCCATACGCACTATTCAATAGAATCTTACGAACAAGTTGACGCTTATCCCAGTATTCACGATCTTCGGTAGTAGTTGATTCTTTCAACTTTTTCTGCATTGATTTACGATCACTATACCAGCGAGTCAATAGTCCAGGAACAACACCTTCTTTTTCATATGTAAAGATTGTACCATTTGCACTAAGCATCCAAGGCTTGTGACTGTCAAAGACTAATTTCCATATCTCTGCCGCACTCATTTCTATACTGCGACCATCTTCGTAGTCTACAGTAAGAATTGTACCTCGTTCTTGGTTCATGATTGCTGTATACTCTAATGCACCAAACAATCCTTCCCATAGAATTGCACCAGTAACATCATCGTCACCTTCTTTAAAGCGTTTCTTTTGGCTAGCAAGAAGTTTGCCTTTATCAAGCATGTACTTGTCAGTTAGTGTTTGTCTGACCTGTGCAACGATTGTTTCGCCTGCCATGTTGAGGGCACGAATAACCGAGGGATAGAGCGAGTTAATATCAACTGCCCCGACCCATTCGTGCATTCCTCTTTTCGGCGTAGCAACGAAGGCACCTGCTGCTTGTTGTGTTTCATCTGCATTTTCATTCCTTTTCTTTTTATCTGGTACTACCACACCACGTTCGTGTGCTTCGTTAAAAATTGCCATTTCAATCATTGCCACAGAACCCATAACTGTCGGAAGCAGTACAGTATTCTCATGTGCCAATTGATTAGCTAGTTCTAAAAATTTCAGTTTGTTGTGAATCTTCACTAACAACATTGTATCTTGTCTGTTATATTCAATAAACCTTTTAAAGTCTTTGTTGTACAACTGATCAAGAGTACCTTCATATTGTGTTTTGTTTTCTCCTACTTCCATCTCACCAATAAAGTCTAACTTATATGAGTGGCGACTCTCATAGTTATACTTTTTGTAAAGTTGTAAATAGTCCATATGAACACGACCTACTAAATCATATGTAGTTTCAGATTTACCAAATCGTTCGTATTCTCTTGGCTTAGGAAGTTGCCCTAATAAACAAAACTTGCGAGTATCATCCTTGCTCATAACTCGTGTAACACGATTGACCATGTATGGAATATCATAGCCTTCACTGTTCCAGCCAGTTAACACATCGGCATCTTCAATCAACTGAAAGAAAACATCAAACATTTCCTTTTCACTTTTGAAAAGCATTGTGTTCTCAAATTCACTTACAATCTCGTTTGCAGTATCATCACTCATGTGTTTAGGAGCAATGACTAGTGTGATACATTGATCAAGCCAATCTAAATAACAACTGATAGCTGTCACTGGATTGAACGGATCACTTGTAGGACTAAATCCTTTGACAGGATCAAAGTCAACTTCAATGTCGAAAAAGCATGTGTGTAGTTTAGGTGCTTCAACACCAAGGTAGTTTTCGCTGAGACAACGAAAAATAACATTGACATCGCTTTCAAATAATTTCTTACCTGAATGAATCCGTTTTTCTTTTTCAAACTCAGAACGCTTGCGAGTACTAAATCTTGTTACAGGATCACCATAGATACTACGATGTTTACCTTTTGAGTCAGGATAGTATAATACATAGTTGGTAGGAAATTCTTTATACTGACGCTTGCCGTCCTTATCTCGTTCTACAACGTAGATACGGTCTTCGTCCCTTGAGTGTACTGCATCCACATAGGACATTATTTTTTACCCTTACAATTATCACCGTGCCACCGATTATGATTTGGTTTATCAATTGTTTTATTGCAATGGATACATGTTATTTTTACATTAGTTGGGTTATTCATTAAAAATTGTTTTCTTCCATTTTCTTTTTGTCTTGCCAATCCTTCAGGGGTATAATTTAATTTTTTACCTCTTCTGTTGAGATCCGATTGTGTTCTTTTCTCGGTCCAATTTTTAGTTTTACCTCTAATCAAATCACCAACTTTTTTAGCAGTAATTGGATTTTTCATTGGGTTTTTATCGCCCTTCAAATCTTCTCTCGGACCACCCTTAAGAAAATGATGCGTACCATTTTCTACTCTTTTTTTAGCAGCCATACTATTAAGTTTTGATATTTCTTCGGGGGTTTTATCCAACCTTAAACCTATAAGCACACATGCATTCCAGTCTTCTTGTAAAGAATGGATATCATAGTGTTCTTGGATAGTAACCAATTGTAAATTAGAAATGTCATTGTTATTATGATTTCCATCAATATGATGTATTTCATAAGACCTACCTTGAAGGTCTTTAGGTATAGGACCGTTAACGGATTCCCAGATTAATCTGTGTTTTCTTGAACTCATTTTTATACTCCGAATAGTAATAGACGGGCTATCTGTGATTCGGCACAGAAGGGTAATTACTCCCGTTCGCCCTTTATTATTTATCAGAGATAGCACCATTTACAAGGTTTTACCCACAGTTTCCAAAATTGTCACAAGTTCTTCGTGGTCAGCGTTTGTTTGACCAAGACTTGCTTTGTGCGCAATCTTAATTGCCTTCTTTAGGGTAGAAGCTTTGATTTCCAATTCTTCTGCTACTGCTTTAATGGTATCGTTCAAACCACCATTCAATGTGTCAATCTCATGTAGGACAGTCATGCCCTCATTAACCAATTGAGTTAGTTTAATCTTTGCGTCACCGTTAAAGGTTCTGTTATCTGGCATAATGTATTTCTCCTATAAAGTACTTATTATATAGAAGTTAAATGCAAAAAACAATAGTTTTGGTATAAATAGTAGTGTAGTTCGCGGTACTGGAAATACCCAACTACTCTAATGCTACAAAGGAGCAATCAGCATGAGTATTTATTATATCTACGCCTATCTTAGAAAAGACGGCACACCTTACTATATTGGCAAGGGAACTGGTAAAAGAGCATGGGCAAATCATCGGTACACTAGGGGAGCATATGAAGCAGGCCCGCATACGCCACCTGACAACCGTATTATCATAATGGAATCGGGGCTTACCTCAGTAGGTGCAGCAGCATTAGAAAGAAGAATGATTCGTTGGTATGGACGCAAAGATATAAAAACCGGCATACTTCTTAATAGAACTGACGGTGGAGATGGAGGGTCGGGAGTAGTTGTAATGCAGCGCACAAGAGATGCAGTTAGCAAAGCACTATCCGGAAAACCGAAATCAGAAGAACATAAAAAAAATCTTAGTAGAAGTCTTATTGGAAATATCCCTTGGAATAAAGGAATATATGAAAAGAGAGATTATCGTAGTGATACCACCATACATACTTTTAAGCATATTGACGGGATGATAGAAAAATGTACTAAGTATGAGTTGAGAGAGAAATACAACTTGTCTCAAGGAAACTTAAGTAATGTGGTAGCCGGGAAAAGAAAAATTCACAAAGGATGGAGTCTTTATTGAAAGATTTCCGGATGATCTTTGCCAAATATCTTCATGGCTTTTCCTGAGGCCATATCTGCTAACATTTCAATTGGGCTACCAGGATAACTATCACCTGGCTTAATCATATTCAATTCACCTTGACGAACATGAACCAATTCATGGAATACAGTACGCATAATATCAACCATGTTTCTATTACCCACATACACCCAAACTTTGTTATCATCTTCAGTATGCCTACCTGTATGGTGACCTTGTTGTGCTTCTTTGGTGTTATAGCTAAATTCAATTTCTGGGGTAGATTTTAAATTTAGTTTTTTACTAGCCCACTTAATGAATTTTTGCATTATTGGGTTTTCTTTTAAGAAGTCATGCTCATTATCTTCTGACAATTCATTTTGATTAGGTACATGCCTTGGTCTTAGTTTACGCAATGCTGATACTTCGCTGGAACCAACATGTACATTTTCTTCATCTAATTTACCTTTAACCCATGCATCCGGTGTTCTACCAAACTTTTTTACAAACAGGTCATGTAGCGCCTTACCATTAATTCCATGTTTAGTAGCCACTTGACGCATTAATTTGTCAATGGTGTTATAGTCATGTTTTGCTAATGATGGCAATCGTTTTGCTAATTCTATGGCAGCGGATTCAATAATGATATGTTCTGTAAGCATTATGTATTTATCAAAAGTGCTCACTTTAACGAACTAAATGGGTAGCGATTCCTATTCGTTGGCCAGCAGCCGGCCACACGGCCCTAAGGGTGTTCTTTACCAAGTATTCTCTTTTAATTCTAAATGATGCTTATCAAATCTTTTTAATCTATATAAGAAATCATTACTTTCTTCAGAAAGTACTCCAGTTAATTCTAATATCACTCTATCTGAATTTCCTGCATTTGCACTAGCATATGATGTCTTTTGCCAATCATATGTATATACATCTCCTGCACTCCATCCACTATGAATCTCATCATTGTAGCAGTAGAAATGTCCAGGTTTCCAGTCAGTTAAGTGAACTCTAATTCTTTTGATCGTAAATGTGTTTTCAGGGCAATAATGAGTTAAATTGTCAGTGGTTAAAATTGCGACATTATTTGGTTTTTGTATGTCCAAATTAATGTCGCAATCTTTTAATTTAAATAAATTATTTACCTGTTGCAGCAAAGTATCATCAACTTTACTCCAATCACCGATAAGTTTTCCTAATTTTGTTATGTTCATGCTGATATTTAGCATGAACTAATATAGTTAAAATTAATCGGCTGATGCGTTAGCGCCGCACTTTTGGCGTTTTGCGTTAGTCAATGCGCCAAAGTCTACAGGCCATTCTTTACCAGGAGCTAATTCAACTGCACCTTGTGGGAAAGCAAACTGTACTCCACCTGCTTGTTCAATCTGTGTGATTGGAAGTCTAAACTTGGTTAAATCATTACCCAAGTTTGGATAAGGTGCTACATGTGGGAATGCCCATCCAGCAATTTCTTTAGTTTGGTTATTGATAACAATTTTGTAAAAACCATGTGGAACAACAACGCCGTTGCCGATCTTCTTGTCTTGTGCATTATATACTCCGCCTACATAAACAGTGTATGATTGATTGCGCTGAACTGCCCAACCACGAACACTAGTTTCTAGTAATTTCCAAATTCCTCTATTTAATGAACCTGCTTGTGGACTCATGTTGGTCATCAAGAAAGATTCAAACTCCACTTGAACATCCCATGATAAGTCTCCATCCGGAGACATGTGCCCTTTATCGTATCCTGTACCAGCATAATCTTGGGGAGTGGCTCCACCTTGAACAGATTGGTCAGTAGCAAAAGCATTAGTGCGAGCGACACAGCCGAGAGCGTTTTGAGGTAGTAGTTCATAAGTTACATACTTTGGTAATTTAGCAGCAGCATCATAACCAACTAGATATGCTTGACGGCAAATTGGTGTGATGCCCACTGTTTGTGGAAAGCCATATGGTGCATGTGCTTGACATGCTGCAGGTGGATTTGGTGCTCGTTGATTCCACGCAAATACCTGTGTTGATGCTATTACTAGCAATAGTGTTGTTAGAAGTTTTTTCATATAATCCTCATATAATCTTTGAAATTCTCATCTCTACCTTGCACTCCCCTGAGTGCTGGGTTGATATATTTAGTTACGCTAGCAGTGTCGGCAAAGTTTCTGACATTTGGTTTAACTCTAGTGTTCCAATACCATAATGCTATTTTTGCTGCTATTTCAGGTTTTTCAGCTAACTCTGGATGATTTAATAAATCTATACCCAAAGCATCACCTGCCATACGATAGTTATCACGACCAGTCAATTGAACAAACCCACGACCATGATATCTTGCACCATCGCCTGCATGTTTATTACCTAATATTTTTGCTGTTTTAGGTGCATACTTAGCATCATATTTTTTAGCAAAATAATCTTTTACGCCTGGTTGTGCTTTTTCTTTTAATCTATCAAAATCCCATGACTCGTGTTTCATTTGTGCTAAGAATTGTGCTAATTCTGCACCCTTCATTCCTGCTTTTTTAGCAGTTTTTAATATAGTAATTTCATTAGTAGGGTTATTACTTAATAGATTATAAGTTGCTGGTTGCGTGATAGCTGGTCTTTGAACTGGAGCTTCTGGTTTGGCGGCAGCATTAGTTGCACCCAATGCACCTAAACCCATTGCAGCACCAACTGCTACATCTTTCCAACCTTCATCTAAATCATCTAATTCAACTAAATGTCTATAAGGTGCGTCACCGGTCCATGAATGACCTACACCAGCACTACTTACCATTTCTTCTAATTCTTCTAAGTCTGCTAAATCAACATAATTGATAGG